CGACGGGGAAGGCGATCCCATCAACTTGGCCTTCGCGCGCACGCGCACCTTCTCGCGCCGCAAGGTGTTCATGGTCTCGACGCCGCTCGTTGCGGGATGGAGCCGGATTGAGGCGGCCTACCAGGAGAGCGACCAGCGGCGCTACTGGGCGCCATGTCCGCACTGCGGCGAGTACCAAGTGTTGAGATTCGAGCGGCTGCGCTGGCCCAAGGGCGAGCCGCAGAAAGCCGCTTACTATTGCATCGCCTGCGAGCAGCCCATCTTCAACCACCAGAAGAACACGATGCTGGCGCGCGGTGAGTGGCGGCCCGAGGCCGCCGGCGACGGGCGCACGCGCGGCTATCACCTGTCGAGCCTCTACAGCCCGGTGGGCTGGTACTCGTGGGAACGGGTGGCCGAGGATTGGGAGAAGGCGCAGGGGGATGTGGAGCGGCTGAAGTCGTTCGTCAACCTGGTGCTGGGCGAGTCCTGGCAGGAGCGCGGCGAGGCGCCCGACTGGGAGCTCCTTTATGCGCGGCGCGAGGATTATGCGATTGGCACGGTGCCGCAGGGCGGCCTGTTTTTGACGGCGGGCGCCGATGTGCAGCGGGACCGTATCGAGGTCGAAGTGGTGGCCTGGGGGCGAGGGAAGGAATCCTGGTCGGTGGACTACCGGGTGCTCATGGGCGACACGGCGCGGCCCGAGGTATGGCGGCAGCTCAGTGCGCTACTGGACGAGGAGTTTCCGCACGCCAGTGGCCTGCGGCTGCCGATCCGGGTATTGTGCGTGGACTCGGGGTTCAACCCGCACCTCACCTATGAGTGGGTGCAGCAGCATCCGCAAGCCTCCTGGGGTCCGGCCGGCGCGCGGGCGCCTAGTCCCAAGACCGCCGTGGCCATCAAAGGCACGGCGCGCACGGACCGCCTGGTGCTGGGCGCTTCGCCGGTGGATTCCAGCCGCCGGCGCGGCACAAGGCTGTGGACGCTCGGCACGCCCGTGGCGAAGTCGGAGCTTTACAGCCGCCTGCGCCTCACGCCGCCCACGGAAGAGAGCGGCGAGCCGTTCCCAGCGGGCTATTGCCACTTCCCGCGCTACGAAGAAGAGTATTTCCGGCAGTTGACCGCCGAGAGCCTGGTCAAGGGCCACTGGGTGGTCGCGCCCAACCGCCGCAACGAGGCGCTCGATTGCCGGGTGTACGCGCGCGCGGCGGCATCGATCTACGGCATTGACCGTTTCACGGAGAAGCACTGGCGGGAGTTGGAGCAGCTCTTGTCGACGCCGGTGACCGAGACGGAGGCTCCCGCTTCGCCGCCCATTCGGCCCGTTCGCCGGCGGATGGTGAGTTCGAACTGGATGAAGCGCTGAGGAGGTAATGGATGGCCTATTCGCAGACTCAACTGGAGGCGCTGGAGGCGGCGCTGGCCAGCGGCATGCTGCGCGTGTCGTTTGAAGGCCGCAGCGTCGAGTACCGCAGCGTGGAAGAACTCCAGAAGGCCATTGCGGAAGTAAAAGCCGCCCTGGCGGCGGCCGATCCGGACCACCCGCGCTCGCGCGTGCTCCGGGCCTACACGACCAAAGGTTTCTGATGGGCTATTGGCGCAATCTGATGCGGGCGGCCTTTGCGCCGCTGGTCAAAGCCGCCTCGGGCTATGAGGCTGCCTCCACGGGCTGGCGCACGCGCGGTTGGTACGCCTCCACAGACGGGATTAACGCTCTCCTGACGGTGGGGGGCGACGCCTTACGGTCGCGCTCGCGCGAGATGGTACGGCGCAATGCCTGGGCGTCCAACGCGATCGAGAAATTTGTGGCCAATGCGGTGGGCGCCGGGATCAAGCCCCAATCTAAACACCCCGACGCGGCCATCAAGCGGCGGCTTCAGAAGCTCTGGCTGCGCTGGACCGACGAGGCCGATGCCCATGGCCTGACGGATTTCTACGGATTACAGGCTCTGGTTTGCCGCTCTGCGATCGAGGGGGGCGAGTGCCTGGTGCGGCTCCGGCAGCGGCGCGATGAGGACGGGCTCACTGTCCCGCTGCAATTGCAATTGCTGGAGGCCGAGCACCTGCCTCTGACAAAGAACGAAGATCTGCCGAACGGCCACGTCATTCGCGCCGGCATTGAGTTTGACGCCCTCGGCCGCCGCGTGGCCTATCACCTCTATCGCGAGCACCCGGGGGAACGAGTGATGTTCGCCAACGCGGGGGAGACTGTGCCGGTGCCCGCCTCCTCCGTGCTCCATATCTACAAGCCCCTCCGTCCCGGCCAGCACCGCGGCCAGCCGTGGCTTGCGCAGGTGCTCGTGAAGCTGCACGAGCTCGACCAGTACGACGACGCCGAACTGGTCCGCAAGAAGCTGGCGGCCATGTTCGCGGCCTTCATTGTCGAAAACAATCCGGACGATCCGCTGATTGGGTCGAAGCCCGCCGAGGCAGAGCGGGACGAATCGGGCGCCGCGCTGGCCGGCTTGGAGCCCGGTTCGATGATCAAGCTCCTGCCGGGCGAGGATGTGAGATTTGCCGAGCCGGGGGACGTGGGCGGCATGTACACCGAATTTCTGCGGGCGCAATGGCGAGCCATCGCTGCGGGGCTGGGCGTGACCTACGAGCAGCTCACCGGAGATCTCGAGCGGGTGAACTACTCCTCGATCCGTGCGGGGCTGCTCGAGTTTCGCCGCCACTGCGAGCAGTTTCAGCACCAGGTGTTGGTCTACCAGTTCTGCCGGCCGGTGTGGCGGGCCTGGATCGAGGCCGCGGCCCTCGCCGGCGTGATTGATGCCCGGGACTACGCTCGGAATCCTGAGGCCTACCTCGACGTGGAATGGCGGCCGCCCTCCTGGGCCTGGGTCGATCCACTGAAAGATATCAAGGCCGAGATCCTTGCGGTGCGCGCCGGTTTCAAGTCGCGCAGCGCCGTCATCAACGAGATGGGCTATGACGAAGAGGAGGTCGACCAGCAGGTAGCCGCCGACCAAGCCCGTGCCGACTCGCTCGGTCTGACCTATGACTCAGACCCGCGCAAGACTGCCGGCAATGGGCTACAGACGTCTGCTGCGGCCCGTGATTCCGCCCAGGGGACCGGGCAAGATGCATAGGAGTCAAGATGAATCATTTACCGTACCTCGCCTCGCGTGTGTTCAACACGCCGTTAATGATTGACCAGAAGAAGCTGGCGGCGATCCTGGCGGTGCTCGCGCCGCGCTTGGGGCTGGAGCCGCCCGCGGTCGACGCGGCGCTGCTGGCGGAACAACGGTCCCGCGGCCCCTATGCCGTGACGGAGGCCGGCATCGCTGTGATCGACGTTTCGGGCAGCTTGGTGAACCGCGCCGCGGGCATGGACGCGCAGTCGGGGCTCACCTCGTATGAGCAGTTGGGCAACGAAATCCTCGACGCCGCCACCGATCCGCAGGTGCGAGGCATCCTGCTGCGCCTGGACAGCTATGGCGGCGAGGTGAACGGCGCCTGGGACGTGGCCGGCCTGATCGAGGAGGGCGCGCAGATGAAACCCGTGTGGGCCTCGGTCGACGATTGGGCCTTGAGCGCGGGCTATCTGCTGGCCTCGGCGGCGGACAGTATCTGGATTACTCGCACGGGCGGCGTGGGTTCGGTGGGCATCATCGCGATGCACCTGGACCAGAGCGGCTTCGACGCCGCCAACGGCCTGCGCTATACCACGATCTTTGCCGGGAGCCGCAAGAACGACTTCAACCCGCACGAGCCGCTCTCGACGGAGGCGCGCGACGTGCTGACGGCCGAGGTCAACCGGCTCTACGGCATGTTTGTCGACGCCGTGGCGCGCCGGCGCGGCCTGAGCGCCGAGGCCGTGCGCTCGACCGAAGCGGGCACTTTCTATGGTGAGGAGGGCATCGCACAAGGTTTCGCCGATCGCCTCGGCACGTTCCGGGATGCACTCACCGCCATGACGGAATGGCTGTCAAAACCTAAGTTCACGAAAGGAGGCACTACTGTGTCGGAAGCAATTAAGGAAGGGACGGTTCAGGCCGCAACGCTTCGCGTGACTGCGAGCCCGCCCGTCGCCGATCTGGCCGCCATCGAGGCCGAAGCCCGTGAGCAGGGCTACGCCGAGGCGGCCGAGATCGTGGCGCTGTGCACGATCGCCGGCCGGACGGCGCTGGCCGGCGACTACATTGCCCGCCGCTTGTCCGCGGCCGAGGTCCGCAAGGAACTGCTGGCGCTGCGGGCTGAGGCGGACAAGCAAGAGATTGTCTCGC